AATTATCAAGTAAAGATACCAGAAAGAGGTACAAGAAACTATTTAAATTTAAATGTAACAATATGATTATAAATACCATCATTAGATACAAAAACAATAATTAAAGATAGTAAAAACAAACAATTATGACAACAGAAGAAATACACGAATTACCGTACAAAGCACAATTATACATTAATGAGTTACAAAGAAAAATAAAAGACTTATTAAAAAATAATAAAGAAGCTATTAATTATACAAGTTGTTCTGAAAGCGATAACGAACTGTTAGACTGTGATTTTGGGGTTATAGTTGGTAAAGAAGCACATTTCTATACAGATTGGAAAATAATTAAAAAAGAAGCATTGAAGTTTAGCAATAGCGAGGAGTTAAAGGATAAAACAGGTTATAACAACATAGATGACACAGACCCTAACTGGGAACATTATATTAAAAGCTAAAAACAAATAATTATGAACGTAGAAATATTTATATTATCAATAGGATTTGGAATATTAGGTTTTGCATTAGGATTTGCAAAAGGGAGTCAAGTAACATCAAAACATATTAGAGAGTCATTTATGGACGAAGGTTATGATTACGATAAATTTTATGATGTAATTAACAAATAAAATTTGTGTATTAAATAAATTAGTATTAGATTTGCATTAACAATAATTAAAAACAAAACAAAATGAAAGATTTATTAGATTTTAAAAATGCTCAGATTACGGCACTACAAAAGAAAGTATTTGAATTAGAGACTAAGGTGTCTACGTATGAAACGTACATCTTTGAACTAACAGATAAAGACTGCCCAACACAGTACAAGGATATAGTTAAGAATGAATTATTAAAAACAGATTAAATTATGTACTTTAAAAAATATTTAAAAAGATTTAAAGAAGTGGACTTAAATTTTTCTAATGATTTTCTACCTCAGGTATCTCCTTCCTTACATAGAATGATTACTGAAGATATTAGAAAAATGGAGTTGTGGAAACAAATATATGATTAAATAATAAACACTAAATAAATATAAATTATGACAATTTTAGAGAAATTACAGAAGATTCAGTTAGAGCTTAAAGCTCCAAAGAACCAAAGAAACAATTTTGGTAAGTACAACTATCGTTCAGCAGAGGACATCTTAGAAGCGATTAAACCATACGAGGAGAAGTACAAAGTAGTATTTAAGATTAACGATAAGTTAATTCAGTTAGGAGACCACGTTTGTGTAGATTCAGAAGCTAAGATTATAGACATTGAGTCTATAGATAGAGAAAGTTCAGTATCATCTACTGCACAAGCTATTATAGATTTCCAAGCTAAAGGTATGCAAATGCCACAGAGAACAGGAGCTGCTTCATCTTATGCTAAGAAGTATGCTTTAGGTAACTTATTGTTATTAGACGATACTAAAGATAGTGATGCTACTAATAGTCATTCTAAGAATACTAAGAGTGCATTAAGCCAAAAGAGTCCTGACTTTGATAAAGTAAAGAAGTACATAAAGGATGGAGGTTCTATGGAAGCAGTAGAAGCAAGATACATTGTATCAAAAGAAACTAAACAAGCATTAATTAAGTAATATGAATAATATAGAGTTAAAACCAACAGGTAAAGAAGACCATTACAGATTACTATTCAATGGAGTAGATGTATCTGGAGAACAAGAGAGAAGTGTGTTTAGACACATTGTAGAGACTATAGATAACGGAATAGGAGTAGGAATATAAATATTAACAATTAAATTAAAATTAGAATTATGAGTTTACAATTAACAGGAACAATTAAATTAATCGGAGAAAAACAAGTATTTGACTCTGGATTTCAGAAAGTAGAATTTGTTATTACAACAAATGATGAGAAGTATCCTCAAGATGTTAAGTTTGAAATAGTACAAGATAAGGTAGATGACTTTATCAAGTACAACAAAGTAGGAGCATCTGTAGACGTTAGTTTCAACGTTAGAGGTAATGAGTACAATGGTAAATACTATGTTAGTCTTTCGGCTTGGAAAGTATTTAAAGCAGGAGCTAATGCACCAGCAACAGATATTGGTGTGCCAACAGAGGAGTTAGCAACTAACGATTTACCTTTCTAAATTAGATAAGGGGAGGTTTAAAAGCCTCCCTTTTTTTATTAATAAACAAAACAAAAAATATGACAGAACAAGAATTACAAGAACATAACGACCACATAATGTATATGCAATCTATAGAAGAAGAATGTGCTATAGATATAAATAAAAAGATTGAACATCCACCTGTAGCGATTAGCTTTAAGAATAAAGAAGTAGTTACTAAGGATGGTAGTGTTAAAGAGTTTCCTATACCTATTGGAACTTATGGTAACTTTAGTTTTATACAAGCACCTCCAAAGTCAATGAAGACATTCTTTGTTAGCTTATTAGGTTCAGCCTTTTGTAATCCTGCTGGAGAGTTTACTAAAGGTATGGGTTCTTTTAGAGGTAAAAAACACTTTATACACTTTGATACAGAGCAAGGGGATTGGCATTCACAAAGAGTGTTTAAGAGAGTTGAATGGATGAATAAAGGATTGAAGTTAGATTTCTATCATACATTTGCTTTAAGAAAGATAGGTTATAAGGATAGGATAGATTTTATACAATACTACTTAGATTGTATGAGGGAAGAAGGTAAGGAAATAGGTTTAATAGTTATTGATGGTATTGCAGATTTAGTTAGCGATGCTAATAACTTAGAAGAGTCTAATCTAATCGTACAAAAGATAATGGCTTGGTCTACTGTTTATGATTGCCATATCGTAACTGTAATCCATAGTAACTTTGGCTCAGATAAGCCAACAGGACATTTAGGTAGTTTCTTAGAGAAGAAAGCAGAGACTCAGATACAATTAGAAAGAGATGAGAATAAGTTTGGTTGTATAACAGTATCTTGTAAAAGAAGTAGGAATACACCATTTGAGTCTTTTGACTTTATATTGAATGAAAACGGATTACCTAAGATAATTACTCCTGATGAGTTACTTAGTTTTTAATCTGTTTATAACTTTTTAAATAATATTAAACAATAAACATTATATTTATAAAATAAGATACAATTATGAAAGATTTTAGACCAAGATTAAAAGGTAAGATATTAAAGGCTTATAAGAACTTAACTAAAGTAGAGAACAGAGTTCTTGTTATAGGCGATTTACACGAACCATTTTGTTTAGATGGTTACTTAGATTTCTGTAAAGAACAGTATGCTATACACAACTGTAACAAGGTTGTTTTTATTGGAGATGTTATTGACAATCATTATTCAAGCTATCACGAATCATCAGCAGATGGTTTAGGTGGTAAGTTTGAGTTAGAACAAGCAGTAGCTAAATTAGCTAAATGGTATAAAGCATTTCCTAATGCAGATGTTACTTTAGGTAATCACGATAGAATTATTATCCGTAAAGCACAATCATCTGATATTCCAAGTAAATGGATTAAGGAGTTTTCTGAGGTATTAGAGACTCCTAATTGGAACTTTGTAACAGAGGTTTATTACGATGGTGTTAGGTATGTTCACGGAGATAAAAGTGGTAAAGCGAGAATGGCTGCAAAGAGAGATATGGTATCTACTGTATCTGGTCATTATCATACAGACTTTTATTGTGAATGGATGTTTGGAAAGACAAGAGCAATCTTTGGAATGGCAGTAGGTTGTGGAATAGATAGTAAGTCTTATGCTATGGGATATATGCAAGGAGGTAAGAAGGAAGCTATTGGATTAGGTATTGTATTAGGTGGTCATACTGCTTTTAACGTAAAGATGGAGTTGTAATGAATTACAATAATGATTTTAAGTACGATTTAAAAGTCGGTCAAGTTAAAGAAGAGGAGTTAGGTAATATACTTAACTCCTCGACTATTGAAGTTAAGTACGATTTGAAGGCTTTAAAAACAGGTAATGTTTATGTAGAATACTTTAGTAGAGGTAAGCAATCAGGTATATCTAAATCTAAAGCAGATTACTATTGCTTTGCATTTGGAGAAACATTACATTTAATAAAGACTTCTGATTTAAAAGATAGGTGCAGAAAATATCTTAATACAGATAGAGATAGAGTTGGAGGAGATAATAATACATCAAAAGGAATACTATTACCAATAAAAGAATTATTTTAATGACTCATAAGATTATATCCCCTCTATTTGTAACACTACCGAGAAAGACTATTAAAGATAAGAGGATTGCTTTGAATATGAATACATATAGGAACTTACATCACAGAATAAGTAATGATGCTAAGAAAGCCTATTCAGAGGCTCTTAGAGAGCAGTTAAGGAACTTATCTATACAAACACCTGTCGAGGTAACTTATAAGGTCTATAAAGCCTCTAAAAGACGCTTAGACAAGATGAATGTGATTAGTGTAGTAAGTAAGTTTTTATTAGACTCAATTACAGATTATGGTTGTTGGGAAGATGATAATGATGATTATGTGAAGACAGAGACTATATTACCTACAGAATTAGATAGAGAAAACCCAAGAGTAGAAATAATTATAAAAGAGATTTAATGTTAGAAAAATTAGCAGTTCATCAAGAGTTATGGATTAAGATGTTGGTGAATTTAGGATGTAAGTTAGATGTAGCTGAAGACTTGGTTCAGGATATGTATCTTAGGATGCACAGACTTGTTAAAGATGAGAGTAGGATTATGTACAAAGATGATATTAATAGGTACTTTGTATGGGTTACATTAAGGAATTTGTATTATTCTTATCTAAAAGATAAACGTAACAGTATTTTCTATGAGATATTAGAGAATGATGAGGTTGTTGAGAAGCAGTATGATGTGGAGGAAGATGATGCTTTTGAAAAGATAATGAGTCAGGTAGAGAGTATAACATCTGGTTGGACTGTTTACGATAAGAGGTTATTTGAACTGTATTTTATACAAGGCTTATCTTTACGAGCTATATCTAAAGGAGCTAAGATAGGATTAACCTCTATACATAACTCTATACTAAACCAAAAAGCTATATTAAGAGAAAGTTTATCAGAAGATTTAATAGATTATTTTAACCAAGATTTTGACAAGATATGAAACCAGACAATTATTATTTAGAATTAGAAAAGCAAGGGTACTATGAAACTATAGACAAGAGGTCTAAAGATTACAGAGAGTATAAGGAATGGAATAAGACTAAGTTGTCTAAGGATTATAAAGCACTTAAAGATAATGTTGCTAAGCAATCTGAAGGTGTTGGAGATACAGTAGCTAAGATTACTAAGGCTACAGGAGTAGATAAGTTAGTTAAGTTTATAGCAGGAGAAGATTGTGGTTGTATTGATAGGCAAGAGAAACTTAATAAGCTATTTACTTATAAGAAGGTTAATTGTATATCAGAAGAAGATTATGTTTACCTGAGTGATTTCTTAGGAGGTAATCCTCGTAAAACTACATCTCAACAAAGAGCGAGACTAATATCTATTCACAATAACATTTTCAATACTAATCAAAAAAACACAAGTTGTAGACCTTGTATGATAGAAATAGTAAATAAATTAAAAAAGTATTTGGAAGTCTATAAATATTTTTGTAGTTTTGCTTTAAATTAAATACATATATTATGAAGCGAACTAAAGAAGAGAAATTAACCAAGTTTTGGAATCACAGAATCAATCCTATTACAGGTTTGTTTGATGATAAGAGAATGCAGAATAAGAAAAAAATTAACAATAAACTACTGATTTATGAAAGTAATATTTGATGCAGATAGTTTAATCTATGCTTCTTGCTTTAAGAAGAAAGATAATAGAGAGTTTCCTGAAGACTTATTTGAGACAGATGTTAATGTTGCTTTCAATAAGTTTGAAGTTAGCTTTGAAAGGTTACTTGATTTCTTAGAGGAACAAGTTAATGTTAATGAGGTGGTATTCTGTAATGGCTCTAAAAACAACTTTAGGAAAGATATATCAGCTACCTATAAGTTAAATAGAACGCAGAAGAGACCAGAGATATTACCTCTACTTCACGATATGGTTAAGCTTGAATACAATTCTATTTATGGAGATGGTGTAGAGACAGATGATGTTGTAGCTACATTATGGGCAGAAGAGGTAGAAAAGAATGGTATTGACTCTGTTATCATAATGTCTTTAGACAAAGACTATAAACAATTCCCTTGTTGGTTTTACGACTACAACTACAAGAAAAGAGAGTTGGTTAAAATATCAGAGGAAGAAGCTAATAAAAACTTCTATTCTCAGATGATTGTAGGGGACTCAGCAGACAATATAAAGGTATGTAAGGGCTATGGTAAGGTTTATGCAGAAAAGTTGTTTAAAGACGCTAATAATAAGTATTCATTAATGAATAGAACCTATAGACTTTATAAGGAGGTTTATGGAGATGATGCAAAAGCTATGTTTAATGAAGCTAAATCATTACTAACACTAAAAACAGATTGTTATGAGAACATTAAGCGATGAAGATAAGAATGTTGTGGAATTGTACTTCTCGAATGCAATACTTGAGATGCAAGAAGGGTTACCTAAATACATTTTAGAAGACATTTTAGAATATTACGAAGAACAAGAGTTATACTTGGCTTGTGCTGGTATAAAAAAGGCTTTAGATTGGTATCAAACCAATACATTTACTAAAGTATTACTTAAAATAGAAGAAATAAAAGAAAACAATAAATTAAACTAAAACAAAAAAGATGATAGATTACAACAAAGAAACGGCAGATGAATTAGCAAGAGATTTTGAAGTATTAACAGGTATTGACTTAAATACTAACTCAAGAAAGACTGAAATAATGATTACAAGAACATTATTCTATAAAATTTTAAGAGATGTTAATTATATGAATGATAGAATGATTGCAGAATGGTTTAAAGAACGAGGATTAAAAAGAGATAGGTCTTCTATACTTCAAGCACTACAAAAAATAGGTATTTACTATAAAACATATTCATCATTCAGAGATTTTTATAATGTTTACTTTAATGATAAGGCTGAAGAGTTTTTTACAATAGAACAGACTCAAAAGAGAGCTTTAAAGGAATCTAAACGTAATTTACATATAAATTCATTAAAAATAGGTAAAGATAGCTTAGAATTGCTTATAGATACCATTCCAGAGGGTAGAAGAGATGAGATACGTGAACTTATTACTATGAGGGTTAAATCTTGGTCTTGGAAGAGTAAAGATGAATGTCAAATAATAGAAGGGGAGTCTATATTAGAATTACATTAACTTATTAATAAATAAATTATGAGAGGTACACAAACACATTACGAAAATGGCAAAGATTATGACATTATAGATGTTATTAGAGATTATGACTTAAATTTCTGTAGAGGTAATATAATTAAGTATATTGCAAGAGCAGGAAAGAAGCACGATGAACTGCTTGACCTTATTAAGGCACAAGATTATCTCAATAGAGAGATAGAACTATTAAGGGAGGCTAATTAGCTTCCTTTTTTAGTTTAAGTGTTAAAGAAATGTTAAAATTAATAATAAGTAGTCAATAACTTAAATTGTTTTGTATATTGCAACGTAATTAAAAACTAAATATTATGAAAGAACTAATAGAAACACTACAAAAGATTGATACAGATTTTTATAACGGAGGTATTACCTTTGGTCAAAAGTATGACCTTGTAAATGCTATCGAAGAAGTATTAAGAAACCAAGAATTTATTAAATAGAAGTTATGACAGAAGAACTAAAGAATAGGATATTGTCAATAAGACCAGAATACTCAAGTAACAGTAATTCTATGCACCCACTTCCTGATGAGATTAGATTATACTATCAAGAAGATGATTACTTAATAGATTTAAGTTTAGACATACACGATGTATTAAATACAGAGGTTATGAAAGATGAAGAGGATTATGAGTTGTCAAATGCAGATATTACTTTTATCTGTGGCTACCTATCTGGACTACTGCATTACGAAATAGAACTTACTAAGAACTATTATGAAGCAGAACGTAACGAGCAAGGAAATTATTATTATTATACCTAAAAAAAAATATATGTTAGATAAAATATTAGAATACTTTCCTGAAGAGGATTTACTAAAAGCTGATGGTTTTGATGATGCTATAATTGGTTTAGATAACAGTAATATGAGATTGATATATTCAAAAAGTATTTGTATAGAAATTCTTATGTCAGATGGAATGACAGAGGAAGATGCTTTAGAATATTTTGAGTTTAATGTTAGTTCTGCTTGGGTTGGAGATATGACACCTATTTGGTGTTTAGATGATTTGTAAAAAACAAAATAACAACACTTTAGTTATCATAATATGAGTAATTCACAAGAGATTAAGCCAACAGATGGTAGAAAAGGGAATAGTAGAAAGAAATCTATTCCCAAGCTACCTGTACCAGATAAAGAGAGGTCTAATAAACCTGCAATGAATACTGCTAAGAAGAATCGTAAGAAACAATATGCTAAAAAAGCTATTAAGAACGTATTTGGGAGCGAAGTAAACGCTTTTGAGAGCTTAGCTAAGAAAGCAGAGGAAGGTAGCTATAATCATATGAAATTACTTATGGATTTTGCTTATGGAGATGACAAAGAAGAGGTTTCTAATAAAGTTCAAGCACCTACTATTAATTTCTTTGGAGATAGCGTTGAAGGTAAGAAAATTAAAGAGAAGATTATAGACGTAACACCAAAAGATGAATAATATAAATATACACGAGAAATATA